TAACAGCTTGTTCAGCATTGAATAATTGAGTATCCAACTGCATATTCCTGGCAGCCATATTTTCCTGTAATGGTGCCCTGGCTTGTATCGCTTCCTGTGTTGCTAATGACCTGGCATCCCCTAATCCACGTTCGCCGGCAATATCCAGGTTAGTCACATCCTGGTTGCCGAATGACCCAAAGACACCACGTCGGCCCAAGCCTTGCCTTAACTCGGCCCTGCGACGTTCCAATCGGTCTTGCAGAGGATTTACCCTGGCCCTGATAAACGCATTCTGGTTGCCCCTAAGACCTTCCAATTCCCTGTTAGTCTGGGCATTGGCTGACCCACGAGTGGCCTCGGTAGCGCTACGGAAGGCGTCTAGCGACGCTTGCCCTGGGGCATTGAACCTATCTAGTCCCTCTAGGTTACGGCCCTGCAGCGACAGTCCTCCTGCACTAAATGGATCAAAGCCTATATTCTGACCAGCAAACTGTGTGCCTTTGTCCAATGGAGTAAACTGACGCATCGCCATATTATTGGCGAATTGAGCCTGATCCTTAGCCCTTTGCTGAGCTTCAGTCTCACCTAGACCAACAAAGTCTCCAGCGAAGTTAGTAACCTTTTTGACTATGCCGCCCATCGTTTAGGCCCTTTTGCGTCCGTTAATGTAAAACTCATATTTGTCGCCTCTGCGGTCCCCTCTGGGGATTTTGCCGACATAATTTAATACACCGTACTTCTTCAGTCTCTTGTAAAACTCTGTATATTCCTGCATACACCACAAGACCAGCACCCCAATCTCTTTTCTGTATTTCATCATCTGCAGGAATGCGACATTAGCCCTCATAATGTTTCTTGGTGTTGCCCATGAGAACTTGTCGAAATGGGGATTCAACTCCCATCCGTTAAAGGTTGCTGCTACCCATCCTACTGGACCTATCTTGTTCTGAAACTTGGCATTCCTGTCTTCTATCATCCAGGCATAATCGTAGGAAGTCAGGTAATCTATGATTTTTGCAGCAAACTCTTCCTGTGAAAGACCTTGATCTATCTCGAAGGAGCCAGTCTTATAAGCTGCCCACAAGTAGCCCATGTCTGCCCCATAGCCTTGCTCGTTAATCAGGTCTAGGGGTCTTACGTTTGGTTTTGAGCCTCGGAATAACTGGTCACGCCACTGTTTGGGCTTCAAAGAATGGTTCCTCGACGAACTCGATGTTGTCTATTTGGAAACTAACACCTGTACTTAAATATACCTGAATAGTAAAGCTTTCTGCCTTACCAGTCGGTGAAAAACTCTGATGAGATACTTTTGTCAAAAACGCATTCGTTTCGCTGTAATAAGATGGACCACCGTAATAATAATCTACATCCCCACTATTACTATAAACAGCCCCTGCTTGTGTTGCTGTTGGTCCCTTCAAGGTAATGGTTGAACTTGAAAGGTTGTATTCATTTGACCAATCGAAGCTTACCGATACATCACACTCCCCAATACGTCTGTATTGGACACGACCAAACAACCAGGAATACTTGTAATTTAACTCATCTATAATTCTGGATGTACGGAAAGTTATAATGTTAGTAGTCCCACCATCCCCTATATCACCTACACCTTCTCCATTAACATCATAGATGTTGCCGAAAGCATCCCCTACATATACGCTATAGGTTGACTCTCCTGGACGCCTGAGATAAACAGCTGCATTAGTGTTAAAATCAAACGATAGTTCAGTCTTATAGATGGACCATGGGGATAAGTTTGACCCACTATATAAAATGTCTTTGAACAGAACGATATCTTTGCCATCTACAAAGAAGTGTACCTTCTGATATGTCTGATCATAAACTGTTATGGCATCAGTCAAGTCTTCTACCTGGTCAGGTATCCATCTTGAAATGTCATTTGCTGATACGTCACCGGATGTATCAGTTGCTGCCAGGGACTCTATGTTTCCGCCCTTGCGCATATAGACGACATCATTACCGATAGATGTCATCGTCTCAGTCCCCGTTGCTGCAGACCCTACGTAGTAATCAACAAAGGCATAATCAGTTGCATCTACTCCGGTTAACCGGAATAACTTTCCTTCTATTGTCGAAATGACCAGTTGGCCATTAAACGACTCTACCCCATTTATCGGTTTGAGATCCGGGGTAAGCATGTAAAAAGCGGCTGCTGGTGTCGGAGATCCAGTTGCTGATCGCTGAGTAGTTGAGTAGTTTTCAACATTCTCGAACTCACTGGCGACCATCATGTGTGGATTGTCGTCTGAATCTGTCGTTATGTTGAACAGCCACAAACGCCCATTATGAACAACCGAATATTTTGCGTATGCATCTATACCAAGAGCTGATGTACCAGGAAGAGTTGAAACTCCAGATCCTGTTCCTGCATATCGCACTTCACTTGATGTTAGTCTTGCTGTTACCTCGAATTCACCGTTAAACCCTGTATCTGCCCCGGCGATGGTAATCAGGTCTCCTGTATCAAACCCATGATCTGTTTTGACTAATGTATAGACCCCACCTGATTCAGTAATAGATGTATTAGCTGTCGCACCCGATGAAAGACCATTTTTAAGCCTGGTGCAATCAGTCCCATCCCACTTCATCATAGGAGTAGCTTTAGATATATCTGAGATTATCAGATAGTCATCCAATGACCAATATGTGCCCCTTAGTTTTGATGAAGCATCAAGGCTTGCAAATCGTTTTAGTGAAAACCCGGTTCCAGTCCATAACCAGATAGCAGGGGTTACATCAAATATAAGTGTAGTTTCTACATCAGCCCTTGTTACCAGCTGAAGAATACCGTTAACTTGCTGGCCTGAAGGAGTTGTCCCTTTCAGGGCAAGTGGGGGCCTGGGATGAAACGAGGTTTCACTTGTTCCTAAATCAAAATTCTGTCCAGCCTGACACTCTTTGAGATCACAGGCGTCATTTTCATTTAAGCCACCCTCAAACGTCAGCTTAGCCATTAGAAGTAACTGGCTCCATAATGCTTATCAGCATCTGTCGGACGAATTAGTTGCTGAAAGATAGCTTTACTTGATGCATAAACAACATCCTTATCCAATCCTGCCATAGCACTCTTCTCAAACGTATACTTGAATGTCCTGGATGCCATATTACAGAAAGCATCGAATTCCATAGTATTGTTGAATGGAAGTACATCCTTGTAGTTTGATACCGACAAGTTCTTCTCAAAGGTATATAGAATAGTTGTAGCTGTATCTGGGACTGGATAGACACCAATCTTCTTTTCATCACTGTTGATGTAATACCACCAGATAGGTTTACCAGGAGTAGTACGGTAGTTATGGATAGTCCTTCTTAACCTATTCTCCCCACCTTTAAACTCCCAGAGGAAATGAGTTGTAGGATTACTGTCTGCATCCAATTCAACCAGATAAGGGTCGCCAGCAAACCTGATGAACTGACAATCTAATTGGTAAGCCCTCTCACCTACTGTATATGTGATATTGGCATCTTCCTGTTCATGGGGAAGAAGCTGGTCAGCAAGCAAGGATGTAAGAGTTGTCGTGACTGCTATCTTGGCTATGTTCATCGACGCCTGATGCTGAGTTGTGGTAAACGATTCAAGATCATCATCATCATCCCCCAGGAATCCATTGGTCCTGAGAACTCTGTTTACAGCATCAAGATATGTGCTCATGTCACTCTTTTCCCGTACTTTTCTATTAAAGCATTCCGCAGAATATCCTTAATACCTTCAGGCGTTCGTGTTGATCCATATGATTTACCACGAAAATCTGGTACTTCATATTTAACCTCAAACGGTAGTTCTCCTGGGATGAAGATATTAGCCAGAATAACCATATTGGGATTTTCCCTTGGTTCAACAGGGCTACGACTATCCTTGGGTGGTCTACCGCGACGCTTTTTTAATGTCAGTGTTTCCATAAACAAAGGGGGCCATCTCTGACCCCCTCCTCATTAAGTGATAATGGTTGAACCTGACCGAATCTCATAAGCCCAATCTGAGTTGAGTCCTGCCCCAACAAACCATGCTTTCCAGGCTAGAGTGATCATTTCATCCATCGGATCACCAGTACCTGCAGACCCTTTGCCATGCTGAATAAGTTCTACAGCAGGAATAGTGTCATACATCTTGTGACTGGAAGTCGTATGGTTCTGACCCAGACCTACTGAGCCGATAGAATCCTGCCCATAAATGAAAGCAGAATAAACATCAGCATTAGCAGCAGCTGTGGTGTAACGAAGCGTTGTAGTCGTACCGCCTACATCAGCCGTAATCAACCCAGCCAATGGGGTAGAACTCCATCGTACACCGTTAACATACCCAAATTCTCCAGGGAGAGTACTGGTATAACCTGCATACTGTTCGACACCGACAAATCCACTAAGACCGCGAATATCCTCTTCCTGATCAGAATGGCAAATGCCATAGTAAGATTCACGGAGAGTCTTGGTATCGATTGAGGTTGAACCATCTGCCAATCCGAGGAACGGCATGGCCGAATTCCGATTCAGCAGTCGGCAGACTTCCTTAATATCATTAAGGTCAATCGCTGTAACCACAGTAGAATCAGATGCTACACCACTGGCATAACGCTGAGTAGATCCTGACTGATATGCATCAATCATAAGCTCATTGAGGGATTCACCAGCATTTGCACCCAAAGTATCCATATACTTCATGGCACGGACATTCATCTGGATCAGATCGACTTCTTCAGTCAGATGGATGAAATTGCCATACTTCAGGGGGGTTGCAGTTACAACCGACACTGCCGCCACAACTGGGGTACGCCCATTTTGCCAAGCAGTCGCAGAAGCTGTTGCCTTCTCTGCCAAGGCAGTAGTAGTAATAGCAAGGTTATTAATGCGCTGCCAGGTTACTGCGGGAGCACCCTGATTCATTGAGAG